TTTACTTAATTTACTTAATTTACTTAAAGAAGTGAAGTGTGTAGTATTAAATGGATTTCGTAGAACAAAAAGCAAAAAGAAAACAAAAAAGACTTGCTAAATCCATAAATAATTCAAAATCTCTGATGCAGACGCATTCTGAAAAAATGGAATATTTTGAATTTCTACAAGACGTAGTGTTGCCCAAAAAACAAGCTCAATTCTTGAAACTTAAAGGTCAAGACTATGAACTTGTTAGTGATATTAAAAAAATTATTGATAGAGAAGAAGAGATAGAATACCATCTAAATACTGCTAGAATTATCAGTGATTTTGTAGATATAGAAGAGTCTATAGACACTACAAGTATATTCCAAGATGTTAAAACTGTTGCTGGGTATAACTATGCTAAAAATAAATTAATAGATGATTACTTCATAGCTATCAATGAAAACAGACCACTTCTCAACAGAAATTTAGACAGAGTCAGAGAAACATTCTGCGAGTCTTGTAAAAGTGAGATGATTGAAGGATACGAGGGGTATGTTTGTAGTAATTGCGGGACCTGCGACAAAGAAATTTACATATCTGAAAAACCCTCTTACAAGGAAACTCAGGAGTATGAACGCAAAGTGGTTATAGACTACAAAAGATTGAATTATTTCACAGAATGGCTTAATCAAATACAGGGCAAAGAACAAACAGTCATTCCAGAAGAATTGATAACACTCCTCTTATCAGAATTGAAGACAGAGAAGATTTCTGATACCAAAAAATTGAATGTTAGCTCTATGAAAAGGCTCTTAAAGAAAATAGGATATTCTAAATTCTACGAGCATATACCAAGGATAATAAATTCTTTAAATGGAGTAAAACCCTTGAGTATGCCAAGATGTGTAGAAGACAAATTAAAGTTTATGTTTAATGAAATCCAAGAACCTTGGGAAGAATGTAAACCTTCTGATAGAAATAATTTCTTTAGTTATCCTTACATACTCTATAAATTCTTTCAATTGTTAGGTATGAACGAGTTCTTGCCTTACGTGACGCTCTTAAAATCCAGAGAAAAATTGTATAAACAAGACGTTCTTTGGAAAAGTATAATCACCCAGCTTCAACAACATTCTAGAAATGATGGGAATGAAAAACTTTACAGTATACCGTGGAGATTTATATCGAGCGTTTAACTACAGCAAGTATTCAAGAAAAAAAAACGATTTTTTATTGATATACTTTGAATATAACAACAAAACCAATGAACTCAATTACTCGCCGAAACAACGTAGCAACTACCGTCGCAACCCCTGAAGAAACTGCTAAAATTGCTTATGATGCTTTCAAAAATTCTTTGAAAGAAGCACTTTTGGAAAAAGAACCATTGGTTAGGAATCAAAATGAGACTATCCATCGCGAACAGCGAAATCTCGTGATTGCTTCTGGAACTCAAAATGGAAAAACCAGAGAAATCATCGACATCATCAAAAATTCTGGAAAAAAATCCTTATGCTTACTGTCTTGCGATAATCGCAAAGACCAACTGATTCAATTGACTCAAAGATTGACAGAATCCAAAGTATTCGCTTTAACTTGCGAAGACATCAAAATTTCCAAGTCTGGTGGGCTTACAGCTCCAAGCCTTAAAAAATTCAAAAAATATTTTAAAGACCATAAGCGTTTAGTAGTAGTATTGTTGAATAATAATTCGCAATGCTCGAAAGCAAAAATTCTTACTGAAAGTGTCTTAAATGACAATTACTTTGGCATCGAAAGATTTCATATGATTCACGACGAAGCTGACTTGGTTAACAAAAGTGATAATGATAAAACTATCACTCAAGCAGAAGAAACTGCAAAAGTTCAAAAAGAATGGATTGCCTTCTTTACTATGCTTCGACCTTACACGGATTTGAAATATTTCAAAAGAATCTGGGTATCTGCCACGCCTGAAAATTGTTCCCTTATCAAAGATGTTAAAGCAAAAGATGTCTTTGTTCTTCCAAAAAACATTAATTATCGAAGTGATATCACTCACGTCGAATGGTGCGGAGATTCTGCTGTTATTTCGCCTGAAGTAGCACGTATTCGCAAAGAACAAAGCAGAGAAGTCATTCTTTTTTGCGCTGAACACACTAATGTTAAGCAACGCGAAGTAAGCTTGTTATTATTTGGTATGTACGACTGTCCAGTGATAACATATAATTGCGATGGGATTTTTGGATATTCTCCAGGACGTGAAGACTGTTTAAGATTCGAATGGTCTTCTATAGACCAAGTGCTTGGTAGTATTGAAGAAAATTACAATGGTCCAATAATCATCGTTGGAGGTGGACTTCTCAGTCGAGGAATTTCATTTGTTGGTTTCGACAAAAAAAAACCAAGAACTGCTACTGTTATGTTCTACCTTGGATCTGATTCTACAAATGCTGTAGCAATCGCTCAAAGAATTGGAAGAATAACTGGAACTTCGCGCCCTGATATCAACAAGAGGGTGCTTTACACAAGAGATAAAATTTTCGAGTGCTATACCAGCTATCTTAAAAATCAAGAAACCATATACAATATTCTAAAAAATCCAGAAAATGCTGAGCTATTAGTAGCAGAAATCTTAGAAACAGAACAGTCTTCTATGATAAAGCTTGGTAGAAATATGGATAGATTAAATCTCAAAAAGACGAATGCTACTTATGATGATGCTTGTGGTTTAGAAGCTCGTAAAATACCTACGGTGGTAATTCCAAGAGAAACCGGAAGTATTATGCAAAAACACGTCAAGCGATGGTTGAATGCTTCGGTAGAAACAGATATCTCAAAAGTCTTCAGGGAAGCTTACGCAAACCCAGGTCATCGTATTCTTACAAGCGAAATTTCTAAATATATAAAGGAATCTAACGTTATACACGTTATGTCTGTCCCTCATACTAGTAATTGGAACACAGTCTTTTCAAAAGATTCACAGTTTCACTACATCAAACCAGAAGCTGTAGCATTTGCTAACAGTTTAACAAAAAACTAAAAAACTAAAAAAAACCTAAAACAACTAAAAAAACCTTTAAAGCCCTATGTATATACGTAGGGCTTTTTTGCGTTTACTTGAGATTTACGTCACGATTGCATTGAGTAGTTTGTGATTATCAGTTCTTTTTTAACAGAATTAGTAGAGAACGTGTTAGAATTTTCATATTCAAAGAAATTGTACTTTTTGAAAAGTGTCCTTACTTCCGCGGTGTCGATTTGTGTCATCATCCATTTCACTTTTCTTGACGTCAAGGCGTCTAACTGTTTCAAAAGTTTGGAATTAGAAAAAATCTCTTCATTTTTAATGTAATTGAATCTGTATTTTCTTTCTTCGATGTACGGCGGGTCCAAAAAAACAAAATCTCCTTCTTTTGCCTTGACGATAACATCAGAGTAGTCTTTAGAATACACTTTAACTTTCTGTAGAATTTTAGACAATTCCCTTATCTTTTCTTGGAACTTCTCTGTGAATATATGGAGCGAATTTTCAGAATATAAAGATCTAGCCAAGCTGTAAATTTTATAATTACCACCAATGTCCAAGACACCTGTGAAGCTACAATACGTCATCATCAAGAACATTACTGCCTTCTCGTCGCCTTTCAAATTTTTTAAATTGCTTACAATTTCTTTGCACATCTTCAATTTTTCTTCGTTGCTAAGCGGTAAGAAAGTCTTCTTAAATTCTGAAATTTCACTTAACAGATATTCTGGATTATTCTTCACAAGTTTCCAGACGGATGCTACGTCTTTGTTAAGGTCGTTAAGTATTGCTTTTTTTGGAAGTAAAGCCAGGTAAACTGCTCCTGTCCCTATGAATGGTTCAAAGTATGTTCCTGGGAAGTCAGGTATCTTTGGAATTATGTGTTTCAGGAAATTCGTCTTATTCCCTGGTCTTCGAATGAATGTTCTCATCTTGTTTAGTTGCTTATTATTTATTACTTACTACTTACTACTACCAATTATTTTAAAAAATTTTGTGTTGATTCTTGATGTTTAATTTCTTTTGAAATAGTAATAAACCCAATGGAAAACGCTACAGAAAATGATTACGATTTACATAAGATTCTTGGCAATCTAAAAGCTCATTTAGAATGTAAAAGCAACGAAGAATTTAGAATTTCATTGATTAAAGGAATGCTTTTATTCCTTCTTGTTAGATACATACTGGCTTGTAATATCCTCAGGAAAGAAGAAGAAAATTTAAGAATGATATACATCTTGTTTACAATACTTTTAGCTCAAACTTTATTTTATATTGACCAAGCAGAATGTTAGAATTTTTTCTTCTTATTGATGATTATCTTACCTCCTTTGTGATTACTTACATAAGAATCCATATTTCCCTTCGAAGAAGACCTCGCATACATACTGTCGTTTGTGGCCCATAAATTGCTGGGACACATCCTAAACCCTGGGTTGTCGTGAAGTTCTGCCTTGTAATAGAAAATTTGGTCTTCTAAATTATTAGACTGACTAGTATTGTCTATAACGAGGCAATTGTAGTCTTCAGTACAAGCATCCAAAACTTTTTCAAAACATCCAAAGCTTGGGAACATCCCAGCATAGTTTTTAAAAATTTTTTCTCTATCAGATAAATTATTATTCCTAAGTATAAATGTGTAGTCTATGTTAGTCCTCATAGCAGGTGGTAGCCCCATAGGACTTTGCATAGTAAGTATGTAGAGTATTTTGTAATGCCTCCCGTTGAAGAAGACTTCTTTGATATTCTCGTCTTTAGCCCAATTACTTGAATCGCTTAAACAGTCGTCAAATAGAAGGAAAGAATGAGGGTTTTTCCATCTTTTTTCCAAGGCAAGAGACTGTCTTTCAAACACCTTTACTAGAATTTCTGGAGTATACTTCTTGTGTATCAACATCCCTGGTATAAATTTGTCGTAAAAACATGCAAGATGGTCTGTGTGAGAGATAACAGTTCCTATGGGTATATCATTTCTTTTGTGATACAGTATATCTTTGACGAGAACACTCTTCCCTGTATTACGTTTTCCTAGCAGAACTATGATGCTTTCCTTTGGAACTTTTTTCATACTGAAGGGTTTCAGGCTTATTTCGAAATCTTTTTTACTACTCATAGTATTTTGTCTAATATTTCAAAATAAAAAAGATTTTTAAGATTGGCGCAGTGTAATTTAGAATGGAGCGATTCCTGTTATCACTTCTTCTGCTAAATTCCCAGGAATACTGTTGATGTAAATGATTAGAGCAGTAATTAACGAACTTAAGGCTACTGCTTTCAAGTAGTCGTCTTTATTAGCGGAAATTTCTGATTCTGACGCCAAGCTGTAAACAGCAGTAAAAATAACACTCAGGATTACTGCTAACAGTATAACAGTGTAGCTATTTTTAAAATAAACCAATACAGTATTCATATACTCTGTGATTCTAAAAATAGTTTTGGATATCAACGCGATTAATTGTCATCCTCGCTATCGCTGAAATAATTCTTTCTTTCATTTGAAGCTTTTCTTGGCTGCTGTTCTTCTTCGTCGCTATCACTGAAAAAGTCTTCCTTTTCTCTCAAATTCACATTAACTACACGAGGCTCAGGGGTCTCTACAGCGTTATTTACAAATCCTCCAGGAGTTTCTGCAGCAGTCCTTCCAGTCGCAACTTCAAGATCCGGAGATGCCGAGACTTCCTGGGGTTCCTCCATAAAAAAATCATCGTGATTCTGGTAGCTTGGTCCTTCTTCGCTGCCCACTTCGCTTCCAGCTTCTTTTTCTTCCTGAGTTTCTCCTTCCATTATACCCTGTCTTTCTTCTTGGAGGTCTTCTTTAACATCATCTAGACCCATATCGTGTAGATAACTTCCTATAATATCCTGTAAAGGTATGAGGTCTCTCACAGTTTTTTCAATAGAAATCCCTATGAGATTTTTACTTCTCCTTACATTTCTTTGAATTTCAGAAATTTCTAATCTGTTTTCTCTGTCATCAAAGAGATACGGGTCTTGATAAACTTGTCTTGCCGTTTCTACATAGGCTCTGTGGATGAATTTTCTTGCTTCAGGGACCTTGATATGTATTTTATCTGTTTTAGCAATTCTGATAGACGAAAGAACTTTAACATTGGAAATGAATACAGCATCTATCAAGCTTGAAAGAGCTTCTTCTGAGGATTTTGCTACTATTCTAGAATACTCTTTATCTATGATATCCTGATTCCATCTTACTATAGAGCATAGCTTTTCTTGAAAAGTTATCAAGACTTTTTCAGAATCTTTAGACGAATCAAAAATAGATTTGATACCTTCGTAGATAACAGGAGTGAGTGTGTCTATTAACTGGACGGTGTATAACTTCTTAGCTTCTACTACAGAACTCGAGTCTTCTTCCATTGATATCTCCTAACATTTTTTTTACCAAAAATTATCGCGAATTTGGCATCTTAGGGCCTCTGACGTAAGCTTTTGAAACTCTGTAGCTAGAAATTTCTTCTTCTACTGGTACTGCTTGTTCTTCGATTAAAAGTTCTGTTATAGGAGCATTTCTGCTCTTTATAGATTCTCTTATTTTTTTATCAAAATCTTCTACTGAATCCGCCGTTTCAAGGATTTCCGGTTCGAGGAGAACTAGAGAAACTCCAGAGCATTCCCCATCGGAAAATATAGGGTTATATACTGCTTCTGCAGGAATTTCCAGGGTTTCTTCAGGGACTTCAGGGACTTCAGGGACTTCAGGGACTTCAGGGACTTCAGGGACTTCAGGGACTTCAGGGACTTCAGGGACTTCAGGGACTTCAGGGACTTCAGGGACTTCAGGGACTTCTGGGACTTCTGGGACTTCAGGGACTTCAGGGACTTCAGGGACTTCTGGGACTTCTGGGACTTCTGGGACTTCAGGGACTTCTGGGACTTCTGGGACTTCTGGGACTTCTGGGACTTCTGGGACTTCAGGGACTTCTGGGACTTCTGGGACTTCTGGGACTTCTGGGACTTCTGGGACTTCTGGGACTTCAGGGACTTCAGGGACTTCAGGGACTTCAGGGACTTCAGGGACTTCAGGGACTTCAGGGACTTCAGGGACTTCAGGGACTTCAGGGACTTCAGGGACTTCAGGGACTTCAGGGACTTCGCTTAATACCTCATTTTCTTGAGAAATTTGAAATTCTTTTAATTCTGTTTCCAAATCTTTAACTACCACCATTCTTCTTCGCGACATTTAAAATTCTTGTATTAGTATGTTATTATAAGATTATAAAAAAATTTATAATTTCATACACACAGAAATTTTTTATGTATATCAATTGTAAAGAATGCCGAATAAATACCAGATACCTGAAAAAATGAAGGAATATCATTCTGTATGTATAAATTTCAAAAAATTAAAAGTTATTCGAGGCAATACAACTGCTACTTTTTGTAAAAAAGTATTGACTATACTACCTGAATTAACTAAAAAATTTGAAATGTATAAAAAACTCAATCTTGGGAAAACTTCTTATAATCCAGAATTTTTTCTTAAGAACGAAATAGATGACTACTTCCAGAAAAATTTCAAAAAATGCGCGATGTATCTAGCTTGGAAGAAAAAGATTAAGAAAACTTTTTGATTAAATCATTTGCTGGAAGATTTTGAACGTCTTGTAAGAATCTAGAATTTGTCGGTTTTTCTCTTGTTCTAATCACTGACTGTCCGCTCAAACCTTGTTCTACCGTTCCTTCAGAAATCCTCGAAATTCTCAAGCCTCCGAACTTTGTTTGGTTGTCATCGTTTTTCATTTTTTGAACTATTTTACTGCCTTCAGGAGTTTTAATAGCTCCTACAGGTGTCTTGAATGTATAATCCTTTAAATCAGAGTAATTTTCCCTATCAGCACTGCTGCTTAAATTCATTGGTCTATTACGGTCTGTAGTAGAAGTTCCGGCAGAACTTATGTAGCTCTCTATTTCCACTCTACAGGTTTCTCGCATACCATTCGTAGTATTATTAACAGGTTTTTTTAGTCCCGATACAGCGTTTGGAATTCCGAATGTTTTATCGGTATTTCTAGTATCCTCTTTCAAGACTGAAGAGACTCCTTCGCCGTAATGCTTAGAAACTCTGTTTTTTTGCTTCAGTTTGTCTGCAGAGAAAACTTGCGAAAGCTGTTGAGGGTTTTCTGAAAACTCGTCCTTTCCTACCTCTCTGAAATTTTGATTAGTGATAGAACGAAGCGTAGCACCATCTACTATATATCTTGCTTCTGAATTTTTAAAGTATGTATCAGGCCTGTTCTTGACAACTTCTCCTACAAGACCTCTTTCTGAGCCCAATTGCCCTGTTTTAAAGACAGCTTTGTAAGACTGTTTAGGGTCGATTCGTAATTGGTCGAGTGTCTTGAATACTGGTCTGAGGTCAGCTTCGTTGATATGTCTGACTCTTTGTTCTTCTATAGGTTTTTCTCCGTTTTTATACAAGGACCCTACGTACCTGCTAGCATCTTCTACAATTGTATTTAACCCGTTGATATCCTGTGATATAGGTTTGAAAAATGATTCGGATTCTTCTTTGGTTTTGTAAGTTCGTTGATTACCAGTATAAAGACCAATTATATCAGCATCTTCTGTTTTTCTCGTACCAGTAGAAGAACCTCTGAAAAAAGGCTGCATATTGCTATGCTTTGATATATCTACCTTTCCACCTGCTAATTCGCTGAAGTTTTCTTTTTTCTCAGCAGAAGGGAAATCATTTAGTTTTTTCCTTTGTCTTAGAGAATTTTCATTAGCATTACAGTCGATGATTTGACAGGAATTATTGAAAAAATTTGGAACTATTTTTGTTTCCTTGGTATTTTTACTCTTGGCATACCTGGAGTCTGCTATATCCTGAACGTATTTAGTGTTCTTGCGCAAGTCATCGCTTTGATAAATATTGTCCCCAACAGTTTTGCTTTTAGTTTTCCTCAATTCTCTGCTTTTTCTTACTTCTTTTTCTGCAAGAGTGTAAGCTACGTAGCCTATAACTCCTATGATAGGCAAGGTCAAATCCATAATACTTTACTGAAATAAAAAAAAAATAATTTTGAATCTTCTTAAGTTTCTTCTAACAGAAAATTGTAATAAGCAGAAATTTTGTGGGCATTTAATGTGTAAGAATGGAATATCCCTGATTTTCCTAAGAGTATCCGGTCTTTGAGATGTCTGTACCTTGGAGGAAAAGGAAGTAAAGACACCGGGTCTTGGTCATTAACAATCCTGGTAGAGCCGCTTATTGTATCACAAAAAGTTTGGTCACCTACTCTTGGACTTCCAAAGGTGTAGAGCGATGCTGTATCCTTCCCAAATTTATTTTGACAGTAGCTGGTCATTAAGCTAGCTAAAGCTCCTCCTAATGAGTGCCCTGTAAAGATTACCTTGGTAGAAATTGGGTAGTTTTCAATAATCTTTGATATTTTATTAAGAGTCTTGTTTTTCATCAACAAATCGTAGAATCCTTGATGTACTCTCCCTTTGATTTCTTGTGAATTTATCAAAACAGTATTAATATTATAAAAAAAATCTTTGATTGAACTGCTCCCTTTAAAAGCGATGATTACAGCGTCTTTCAAAGCATAAGTACAAAAAGATACGTACTGGCATTCCGAGGAGTACATCTTAAAGTTTAATAGATTTTGCCCCCATTTATTTAAAGTCTCATAAAAAGTCGACGAGTCAGCATAAGACAAACTACTCATCAGGACACAAAGCAGTTTTTTGTTTTTTTCTGAAGATACTCCCTTCTTGAAAAAAGCCTTGATAATTTCAGCATCTTCTGCTAAAATCGTGGCTGAAACATCCAAGATTTCAACGTGATCTTTGAAAATTTTATCTACTACATAGTCATTGAGACTCATTGAATATATAGTACCTTACAATATTATTTTTTACTTTTTAGATTTTCTTGAGAAGAACGAAGAAACTTTTTGAAATGCTGACTGTTTAGGTTCTAAATTGACAGTTTTAGCGCCGTTGAATACTTCAAAGATATCATAAATCTTTTTCACTCCTCTTACTTCCATAGAGATATACTGTTCAAAACGTTTGAATTTCATCTCTTCTCCTTTACTATTAACGTTCACTATAATATCTGAATTTCTTTTTATAGCTTCCTTAAACATATTTTGTTTCACCTGACCCGCCTGACCTACTTGGTTCACCTGACGTGTTTCACGTTCTTGAAACGATTTAGAAAAGTAAGACATCGCATTGAACTCTTTAAAACTCTTTTTCTTTTCAAAAATTCCATCGTGTTCCCCTGTTATCTCCCAGGTGTTATACTTAAAAGTTTTAGTTTTATCAGGTCTTGAAATTTTGTTTAAGTTATTACTTGTATTAGCAGTAGGTTTTTTAAAAATCTTAGAATAAGTGCTGTCGTCTTCTTGGGAGCCCCTACGGGAGTCATAGAAGCTTATTATGCTTGTAATATCAGCGTGTTCTTTCATTGATATTTTACTTATCATTTTTTTAAGTTCTAAATTTCTTTGACAATTTAAAAAAATGTAATGTAGTGTTAGTAGTAAGTGGTGCTAGTATGTTAATCAAAAAATGTGAAAGAAAAAGAAAAATCGATGAAGTGTTCTGGGGTGGCAATGTCATTGAAATTCCAACCCCGAAAAAGAAACTCAAAATTTCAAACTAACTTAAAAAATTATTATCTCTTTCCTATAATAAAGCGGATGAGTTTCGTTTTCGATAAAAGTAAAGAAATAATATTACAAGAAAATCCTAACAGATTCGTTCTGTTTCCTGTAGCTTACCCTGACATCTACAAGCTCTACAAAGAGAGTTTGTCTTGCTTCTGGACTGTAGAAGAGTGCGACTTAACCAAGGATATTTTTGACTGGGAAAATAAATTAAATGATAATGAAAGATTCTTCTTAAAAAATATCTTAGCTTTTTTCGCAAGTAGTGATGGCATAGTTAATGAGAATCTAGCAATAAATTTCTACAACGAGGTTCAAATCCCGGAAGTCAGGAATTTATATGCGACACAGTTGATGATAGAAGCGATTCACGGAGAAATGTACTCTCTTCTAATCGACACTTACGTCTCAAATGAAGCAGAAAAACTCTCTCTCTTTAGGTCAGTTCAGACAAACGAAATCGTAAAAAAGAAAGCAGAGTGGGCTTTGAAATGGGTCAATAGCGACAGTTCTTTTGCTGAAAGACTCTTAGCATTTGGTGTCATAGAAGGAATCTTCTTCTCTGGGAGTTTCTGTGCTATTTTCTGGCTTAAAACCAGAGGGTTGATGCCAGGGTTGAGTCTTTCTAACCAGTTCATCAGCAGAGACGAAGCCCTTCATTGCCAGACGTGTGTATTACTTTATTCTAAACTTACTCAACGTTTGCCTGAAAAAATGGTTCACGCGTTATTTAAAGAGGCTTACTTGATAGAAAAAGAATTTATTACAGAGTCTATCCCAGTTAATTTGATAGGAATGAACGCTTCTTTGATGATAACTTACATAGAATATGTAGTAGATTACTGGCTTACTCGTCTCGGCTATTCCAAATTATTCAATTCTAAAAATCCCTTCCCATTTATGGACTACTTGTCTTTGGAAAGCAAATCAAATTTCTTCGAAGCACGTGTGTCTAATTACAGCAAGGCTGGAGCAGACACTACTCAAGATAAAATGATTTTTTCTATGGACGAAGACTTTTGAAAAGTTGCTTGGCAGTTGCTTCGCTCCCTGTGATGTTATTCTACTTAAAAAATTGAATAGAATAATAATTAATTAACACGATATGAAATTTTTGATTGTACCTCAATGCGAAGCTGCTAAAGAACTTTACTTGAATCATTCTACTTACCACGAGGGAGATTCCGGACTAGACCTCTTCATCGTCGAAGACGGTGTTATTCCTGCTCGTTCTAATTGCCTCGTAGATTTAGGAATTTCTTGTCAGCTTAAAAGCGAAAGCGAAAGCGGTGGTAATGCCAAGTATTTTAGCTACAACGTCTACGCTCGTTCCAGTATATCAAAGACCCCGTTGATTTTGGCAAATGGTGTAGGGC